CACTAACAAAATCAATACTTTTACATACTTCATTAACATAAGAAAGCTGTCTATCGCCCGCTTGTTCTATGCTTTCCTCTGCTGTTATCTTACTCATTGTGTTTTGGGTTTAGGTTGTTAAACATAACTTTTTCATAGTTTGAAATTGCTAATTCAAACGTTTCTCCAAAAGCGTAGTTTTCTGATTCCTGAAGGTTTATAAAATCAAGTCCATGACAGCAAAATTGGTTTCCATCTTTTTCTACTTTTATTTTCCACCAATCTTTATCAACACCTTTACCTCCACAATCATTGCAAACTATAAAACCTCCATAGTAAAAAGGATGACAATTATTTTCTCTGCATTTAAATAATTGAGTAAAAGCAATTCCGTTTTCTTTTGCCATTTTTTTAGCGTAATCAAATCCGATAGTTCTTCCAAACCATTCATCACCGCTTTTGTATTCATTTCTTGTTGGATAATGCTGACCTCCAATAAACATATTAAACCCACAAATAATATTTGTGTCGTTAGTTTTTATTAAATCTTGTGCATATTTTAGTTTTTCCATAATTCCTATTTGTTATTTCGCCATAAGGCAGTTAATGTTTTAGCGACAATACGCTGTTTTTAGTGTGATAGACGCTATTTAGTAGCGACAAGTAGGTAGTTATATGAAATGCCTTGCAGACCGTTTCCAATTGAAGTTCCGTGAAGAAAAAACAAAAAGAAAAAAGCCACCGCGCTTTTAAAATAAGGTATTTTCAATATATTTATCTTTAACCTTGTAACTTGCATCATATCTTTGGTTATCTCCTTTTGGGTATGGTTCAATCTTAAACTTCAACTTCTTTAGCATATCATTTTTTTGTCGTTTATCACCTATAAAATAAAAATATCTATGCTTTCTATCTCTTTCCGCAAAATACAAATCATCTCCAAATTTTTCTTTAAGCCATTTACCTCTGTCTTTTTGCCCTCTACTCATATCAAATATTGTAGATGTATGCAAGTGTTCCATACCTCTTACTTTATAATCACTAACTTTAGCTGAAAGTCCAGTATAAATCCAATTTGTAGCTTGATAAATATAACCGTTATGTCCTTTCGATGTATCAGCGTAGCTAACAATTACATTTGGTTTTGGTATAAGATTTAAGCACTTTGATAAGAACCAACTTAGTGTATTTTTTTCTAATCCTTCATCAATACAAAGTCTGTTTAATTCAATAACATTATAATCAGAATACACACTTCTTATTGCATTACTTGCAGGAGTTCCAAAGCTACATATACCTTTGATTTCATTATCTAAAATCAAACCAAATAAAAATGTAATTGGTGGCATACGTTTAGCATAGTGCTTGTTTAAAATCCACTCCTTACCTTTTTCTTTAGATATTATTTCTACTTTATAATTTAGCATATCTCTTGTATTCTTTCAGGAAATATTCTTATTATTTCTCCTTTTGAGTTTTGTAATTCAACAAACAAAGTATCATTTTCATAATAATCATTTGTATAAATCATTACTTCTTCTATCTGTGATATTGTGGTTTCATCTAAACCATCTGTATCAATTACTTTTACATTTTTTGCCATCGCTTTTTTTCTTTTTGTTTTTCTATTTATCGTTTCAATTCAAGTTTTGTGCTAAATAAATCGGCACTTCATATAACGCGGGTTTGTAGCAATTTGCCGAAAGTAGTTTGCTGTTAGGCAAACTGCAACAAGCCCGAAAACGTTATTCATAATCCTCCGCCAAACTAATCAACTCGCTTAACTTAATTCCTAAAGTATCGCAAATCCTGTTTAAAGTGTCTATGCTCGGTGTTACTTTTCCAGTTTCAATCAAACTCATTTGGTTTTTCCCTAACTTAAATTTAGACTGGCTTAGCTTAGCTTCCTTTCGGAGTTGGTAAATTGCTTTTGGTAGGTTCATATTATTTGTTTTTAGAATATCCTTTTATAATTGTTTCTTCTGCCAAATCTTTATCAAAGTTTTCACTGTATTGGTCTGCGCATTCGTAAATAGCAAGTCTGCACATCATAGCGTTTAGTTTTGGGTCGTTTATTTCAGAGGCTATTTCTCCAAGTTCAGATAGCATAATTCCCAAAATCTGTAATGGCTTTTGTAAACCCCAAGCCGTAGGATTTCCGTTTATAACTTCTTTTAATAATTGCGCGGTATTAACCCTCCACAACATTGGAATTTCTTCTTTTATTACTGTTTCCATAATCTTATATTTTAAGTTTCAACAAATCTACAACTAAATTATTTACCTTGCAATAGGGATTGCTAATTTAGAATGAATATTAATAAGCATAAATAAATCTTGTTTTATTTTCTTTTAATCCACATAGTTGCGCAGATAAAGAACTGTATATTATTCCGTATGTTTCAGAAACTTCTTTTAATGAATAATGAAATACTCCGTTTTCAGTATTTAAAACTATTTTACATCTTATCTCGCTAATTTTTTTACCAAATTCAGCGCTCATTTTAATTCCTTTTTTAGTACTTATTCTATTCCTAAGTTTTTCTCTCGTTTCTTCGCTATGTGTTTTGCCAGTCATACCCACTCTATTTAACAACATTTTATCAACTGTTTCTTTTGATAACTTTCCGCTTCTATCGTTTGTATTTGTAAGCCTTAAATTTAAACCTTTATCTTGGTCAATAACATTATAAAAATCCTGCCAATATCTTTCAAGTTCATTTAATCTTTCAACATCACATTCTTCAATAATTTCAAATTTATGGGTTTCAAAACCATATTTAATTAAAGACCTATAAAGTTTTACTTGTCCTTTGCAATGTAATATTTTATAATGATAAAATCTAATTTCAATGTCGGTACTTTGACCAATATAAATTTTGTTTTTAGGATTTGTAATTTTGTATATTCCTATCATAAATTAAAAAACCCGCAAAATCAGAGGTCGCTGTCTCATCATTTACGGGAATTATATAAATTCTTAAATGTATCAGCGACAATACAAATGTAAATATACAAAAAATTATTTTAATAAACAAACATTCAATCTAAATAATTAAGTTTGCTTTCGTAAATCGTAAACGCTTCCTCGTTTTCAAAGTCTAAAAACACATCCTTTTGAATAAGTTGTTCGATTAAGTCTTTGATAATATTAATTTGGTGGAATGAATATCCGAGTTTCTCATTTGCATTTCCGTAAATCTTACTCGGTCTTAATTCGTTTGCGTTTACAATTCTACGTACAAACCCGAAGTCTATATCGCAGAAGTCTGCTATGTTTCTTATTGTGTACATTAGAATAGTGGGTTTTTAGGTTTTGTTATTGGTTGATAGTGTGAAACATATTCTCTCCACCATTTATATTGGATTATATGAAATTGCTTAATTGAAATATGATTATCAATAACTACAAAATAATAATTATCATCTACCGGTAAACCGCTTTCTTTTAGAGAAATCCAACCGTTGTTGTTTTCTAATTTATGTAAAGTAACTGGTCTAATACTTATATTTTGAACATGACTATCAGCCCCATTTTTATAAGGGTTATAATCTTTTACCATAAATTTATTAGGGTATATATTATTATAACTATGATACTCTTTTGTAGATGTAAAGTTTAAATATCCATTTTCATCTATTAACAAAGATTTAAATTTTTCCTCGCCAACAATATCAATCCATTCTTTAAATATTAATTTTTTTTTCGCATCCATAATTTTAAATTTTAGTTTTTCAAATTTACTAATTAATTCAATACCCTTTACAAAGGGTTGTTAATTTAGAATTGTTCTATACAACAACCTTGTTTACAAACTTATCCCTTGCATCAAACTCGAAAGCGAAAAACTCATCTTTATCAAGATAACGAAAAATGTATATTGTGCCGTGTCTATAAGCCTTAATTTCATCAATCCAAACTTGTGGCTTTGTAGTTACTAAAGAAACTCCGCTTAATCGGAATGGTCTGCCGTTCTTTGATGTTTGGGCGTTGAAGTGGTTTATATCAATCTTAAACCCCTGAATTGAAATCTGTTTCATAATCTTGCCAAATTAAAACGTTTATACCTTGTTCTCTTAATTGTCTTATCCTTACTTTCTGCAATTCTGAAAGTTTCCCATTCGGTCTTTTAACTTCTATAAAAGTTGTTATATTATCTTTAATAGCTAATAAATCGGGATAGCCGTTTTTATTGCATTTTATTAATTTAAGGGTGAAGTAACCGTTTTCCTCGAGGCGTTTGATTATCCGCTTTTGTATTTGTTGCTCTAATTCCATAATCTCTTTTAAAAATATCGTTAGTATAATCTTTTTTCTTTAATACTGATGCGTAAATTTTTGCCTCTATTCCATCGTTTCCAAATATCCAATAAATATCGTTTGCTTTCCTATCCATTGTAGTTAGCCTATCCCTGCTTTGCCAGTATAACTTACTACTAAAGTCAATGTTATAGTAAACTAAATACTTTGCCTTGCTTAAACTTATCCCTTCGGAACCGCTTACAATCTGCAAGGCTATATTTTTATTGGTAGAATTGAACTCGTCTAAATCGTTTGTCAAATTATCTTTGAATATATCCTTTAAGGCGTTCCACTCTTCTACAAATTTATAAAATATAGCAATCTTACAATCGAAAGTTTTTTGGATAAATAACGCTTTTGAATAGTCAATCACTTTACTACTACCATCCTCAAACTTGCACGTTCCACTATAAAGTTGGTGCATTTTCTGTTGTAGCTTTACGCCAGTATCGGCTAATATCATTTGTCCTAACTTATTCTCTACCACAAAATCACGTTTTAATTTATCAATTATTTTATAGGTAACTGCATCCATATCACAATACAAAACGTTTTCGTGTACTTGCGTTTCAAATCCTGCTTGGACTTGCGTAAATGTAATAATATAATATCGTATCAAATGCCAAAAGTCTTTTTTATTAGCCTCTGAATAGTCTTTTACTTGCGCATAGCCTAAATACTTAAGTTTGATGTTTACATATTTTTCAGCCCATTTATAAAAGTTCTTATCCTCAAATGGCGAGTAATTAGAAACCCAAAATTGATGATACCATTGTGAATGACTTTCTGCTGTTGGAGTTCCGCTCAAAAATATCATAGGTAAATGACCGTATTTTTCTTTGAATAGTTTAGCTGTCACGTTTGGCTTCGGGTACGCCCCAAATCTGTGATGTTCATCGTGAATGACTAAATCAAAATCACCAACAACCTTATGTAAACTTTCATCGTTTGCAACCGTAAGTTTAAAGCTAAATTTCATATTATCATAATCACTTTGTATAGATGAAAACGCTCTGATTTTAGTCAGAAACAAAACGTTTTTAGCACCGTAATTTTCAGCAGTCTGTAAAGCTGTTAATGTTTTGCCAGTTCTGACTTCCATCGCAAAGTAAACAATCTTTTTACGTTGTAGTATTTCGCATCCATCGTTTGCCAGTCTTATTTGATAATCACGTAGTTTCATTTGTAAAATCGATAAGATTTAACTTTATTTAACTCTTCAACATAATCATCATTAAAACCATCTTCATAACTACCTAAATCATTACCACTATAAAAGAATGGTTCATATTTTCTGTTAGGGCAAAATACAACATTATTTATATATTTTTTTCCTTCATCAAATTGATATAATCTATTTACTCTTAAACTCGGAAAATCATCAGAAAGTATTAGTAAGTTTTCTTCAAATAATTCATATCTGTTTTTATGATAATCTACATTTTGCCACCATAAACTCGGCTTTACTTCAATGTAAAGTTTATATTTAGGTATATAAAAATCGGGTGTATATTTTTGATTATTAGAAAGCACAAAGCAATCCGGCTCATAAACCCATTCTATTTTTAAAGCATCAAAAAATATAGCCCATCTTGCTTCTAATCTACTTCTAAAAAGTATTCCATTATATTCTGTTTCTATTGCTTTCATAATTAAAAGTCTATATCGTTATCATCTTTAATTGGTGCTTTGTCGTTTTTTATTTCAAACCATCTTTGCCCGTTTGAATTTCCTTCATTATATTCATAATTATAAAACTTACAATAATGCTCAAGCCATTGCTTAAATCTTTTCTGTGACAATTTATAAGTTTTAAAGTCCGGATATTCATTTATAAAACTTTCGTAATAAGTTCCCTTCTGACATCTTTCATTAAAATCAATATTTTCGTTTCTGCCTTCCGCATCTGGTTTTGACCATTCGTAAAATTCAAATGAAGTATTTTTAATAAATTTACGAACTTCTAAATTTTTGAAATCGTGTTTAGTCAATCCATTTTGTAAATAAAACTGAACACAATTAATCATAAAATTATCAAACATAAGCCATTCATCTGAAGTCCAATCATCAAAAAGTAAATGACCGAACTCATCTAAAGGCGTATGCTTATAACTAAAATAATCTGACATTTCTACTTCAAACTTACGTCTTTCAAAAGAACCACCAACACCGCCAATGGTATAATTGGTTGTTATTAATATTTTAGGGCTTTGTTGTACTGGTAATTTAATTGCGTCTTGACCTTTATACTCTAAAGTAATACCTTCAGTAATTAAGCTAAATAAACTTTCAAAGTTAAAGTTCTTTTTAACATCGTCAAATACTAAAA